CAGAACCTGAAACGCAAGACGAACCAGAAACAGAGACTCAGGAAGAAGAAGTAAAGGAAGAGCCTACAGAAAAAGAGACTAAACCTGAACCTAAGAAAACAGAAACTAAAAAACAAGAAGAAACAAAAGAAAAACCTGCAGCTAAAGTAATAAAGAAGAAAGCTACTAAACCAAAAACTAAAGCAGAAAAAAAAGAAGCTAAACAAAAAGCAGGTAGTAAGATCGTTAAGAAGATGGGTGACAAAGGCAGATATGATTCTGCGAATCAATTAAAGACACTCATTGTAATGCAGGTACTAGGAGACACTAAGGAGTTCTTTTCAGCACAAAAAATGTTGCCAGACATCCAAGGTTTCTTTACAAGTGGGGTTGTACCTGACGCAAAAATAAGCGATAATAACTTTGCGTCCTTTATGCTAACAGGAAAGTCCCACGTAAATATGAATGCATTAATTGATTTGCAATATAAATAGGAGAGATATAATATGACAACATCGTCAACAACATCCATTAATGATGTAGGAACTAATAGCAGCTTTTCAGTTCAGTCTGCTGTCACTGTAGGGAGCAGTGCAGGTAGTACAAATGTAACAACTGCAGCAGCCGTTATCGTACATCTATCAGCGGAGATATACTACAATTTTAGTGCATCTTCAACAGCCGCAATATCTACAGCAAATGATTTAAAACTTGCGGCAGGGTTACATACTTTAGTTGTACCCAAATCAGGTACTACACTACAGTACTTAAATTATCAACGTGTAGGCGGCAGTGACGTTACTATGCGTTTGGTACTACAATAAAAATAAACATATTTAAAAAAGGATAATATAATATGGCAACTACTACAATTACACAAGGTATTGAAGAATACGAAACATCCGTTGAATTTAAAGACGGAGTAGACATTACAGGTAATGCAACTATATCAGGTTCAGCAGCATTTTTACAACCTGTTGTGAGCATTACTGACGCAACCTATTCACCGACATCAGCGCAGTCAGGTACAATTTTTTCATTGAATCGTGCTGGCGGTATTACAGTTACGTTACCTACAGCAGCCGCAGGTCTAACCTATGAGTTCCACGTAGGCACAACATTTACTGGTACGTGCATTATTCAAGGTGCATCTAGTGACGACACAATGCAAGGCGCAATTCTATCCTTAGACAAAGATGAGCTAGGTTCAGTTGTAGCACTTAACGAAAACATTGACACTGCAGGTTGGAATATCCCAGCAGCAGCAGACTATCGTTTGACATTAGATGCTGACACAGATGGACGTTTCATCGGTGGATACGTAAAATGCGTAGCTATTACTGCTGCAGTTTGGCTAGTGAGTGGTACACTCTTCGGAGATGGTACTGTAAGTCATAGCTTTAGCTAATAGGTAGATTAACATGGCTGTAAAAAAGAAATCAACTGTTAACAAAGCTGGTAACTATACTAAACCAACAATGCGTAAACGATTATTTAGCAGCATAAAATCTGGTACTAAGG